GTGGAGCTTTTAGCTCCACACAAAACAAAAAAGAATATGGAAACAAAGAATTTAATTAACGCTATTAATATAGATAATATTTATAATCGTGCACAAATATTTTTCCGTGTCGAGCGTTTCGCCCGTGCTGCCTGGGGTGGGTTAAATACAGAAATCAATGAGAAGACCGGAACGCTTACCCTATTGAAGGGATCTTATATCCTTTCACGTGTAGCGAGTTTTGAAATACTCGCTAATCAAGAAGGGGATAACATCTATTTACAGGCGGGGGAAGGTTCGCCCTTCTCCTCTGCCTGGGTCGTACGAGGAGATGAAGAAGGGGCGGACGTTATGAATGACTGCCCAGCCTGGAAAGCTGCCGAGGCGGCCGCCTGTAAAAATGAAACAAAATCTTTCGATAACTTACAGGTGGGTGACTTCTTGCACGGCTGGGCGGGCTGGTCTTCTAAAAATGGTTCAGTATCTGAATATATGGAGGACTTCGCAAGTATAGAAGAAGATTCGGAAGGCGTTAATTTTTACCCCAATTTAATGCGTATTGATAAGATCGTGGAAATGACGGATAAAGAACTTTCCGCCCTTTCTTTCTGGAAATTTAACGGCGGTGTTGACGGTGGCAGCTTCTCGGACGATGCGCCCGCGGTTGGTTTTTCCGCTCTGTCTTGGTCTCAGAAACATAGTTTTATTGATTCCGTTTGTCTTATTCGCACCCCTACGCGCTGGGTTGCTGTTGATCCTCAGGGTTACACATATAGCCGTTACGTTTATTTTCCGCTTTCTTGGCGTGTATTATTTGCTGATTCTTATTCTCAGGCTAAGACTATCAGAGAGGAAAGAAAGCGCAAGGAGCAGGAGGAAAAGGAGGCAAGAGATAAGGCACAGCGTGAAGAATACGCAGCCCGTGCAGCCCGTGCCGTTGCGCTAATGGAAAAAGCAAAAGCAAAAGTATATAAAGAGGATGAAAAGCGTACGGAAGTACGATTAACAAGTAACTTAAGGCGTTATTTATCCGTTTGTTTCCCTGAAGTTAAATTTGAAATTAAAAAAAGTAGTTGGGGGTATTTTACCCGTACTATTAGATGGGCGGGCGGTCCAACAGAAAAAGAGGTTAACGAGGTCTTAGAAGTTATGAAGGGGGATCACTGGGCACCAGAAGAAGGGTATAACCCAGGTGAAGAACGTCGCTACCTTAGTAATGATTTTACAGATCGTTACGGGTTCTTAATTCATTGGATATTATACCGCGATTAATTCGGTATTGTTTCTTTATCTCATAATCTTTGCGGGGCTGGTTTCAGCCTCGCACGAAATAAAAAAAATATGCTAAAGGTTCTTTTATATATAGTTTTAACATTGGTTGCGCTTGCGGTGGTTTACTTTGGTGGTCTGGTATTGTTTGCGCTCGCTTGTTTCGTCGTTCCTGTTGTTGGTGGTCGTATGTTTGATCATGAATAACCCGCCCTTTTCGTCTGCTTTTTTTTGCTTTATTTGTGGCTAATCTGGGCGGGGTCTGTCTTGTTTCTTTTAGTTCAAAAAGTCCAAATGTCCAGATATGCTATATATAGGGCTTTTGAAAATTTGGAAAATATTTAGAAAATTACAGGGCTTTTGCTTGCCCTGATTATAAAAAATAATTTATGGAAGATTTTAAAAACGTTGTTGAGATAAAAAATAAATTTATTTGTGCTCAGGTCTTTGATCGTGTGGAACGCTTTACCCGTGTTGTATTTGAACTTTTCAAGGTTGAAACCGATTTTAAAGCGGGGTGCGTGTCTGTTGTTCGTGGTGAAGCTTTTAAAAAGACTTTAGCGATATATGATATTATGACAGATAACACGGGCGCAAATATAGAACTTCGTCTTAAGTCTGGGAATAAAAAAAAAATTAAGCCTGTTTTCACGGTAGAAGATGGCAGTGGGAAAAGTTCCGATATAATGACCCTTTGCCCTTACTGGTTAACTGCTGAAAAAATGGCTAAGAAGTTAACCGTTGAAGTGCCTTTTAATCATTGGAAAGAGGGCAGCTTTATTTTGGGTTGGCCTGGTTCAGTCTGCAAACTCTCTTCTATCCTCGATTATGTCAAGAGCTTTTTAAGGACTGATTCTGATGGGTCTGTTATGGACTTTAAGCCGCGTTTGCTTCATATTGAGAAAGTCGTAAATATGACGGATGAGGAGTTAACCGCCTTGAATATTCACGACTATACAGGCGGTTTTAAAGGTGGCAGCTTCTCGGAGGACATCGGAGAAGAAAGTATTTATAACTTATCGTGGCCACACAAACATTCTTTTATACAGCGTGTTTGCTTGATACGTACGCCTTCGCGGTGGGTTGCGATAGATCCACAAGGTTACGATTATACAAGATATGTTTATTTCCCGCTGTCGTGGTGCGACATGTTCGCAGATGTCGTTCTGTGTGCTAAAGAGGAAATAAAAGAGGCTGCAAAGCTTAAGAAACGAGAAGAAGCAAAGCAGCAGCAACGACAAAAAAGGGCTTATACCTTGCGCACGAAAAAAGCGGTTAAGATGATGGAGACTTTAGGCGTACAGCCTTTGCGAAAGGGGCAACGAATCACAGAGAACCACCTAACGGAGAATTTAAGGGCGTTTCTTTCGGCTTGCTTTCCTGAGGCTACTTTTGACATTCGGAATACTTATACGGCTTTTGATCGTGATATAGTGTGGAGTGGTAGCCCTGACAGATTAGACGTTTCTGAGGCCGTGGCAGTGATGCAGGGAGATGCCTGGGAATGTCGTTCGGCTGAGGACGGACAGACCTACACAATTATGATAGATAACGATTTTACGCGAAAGTATGGTAAATTGGGTATTTGTCGTTTCTTTGATGAGGTTTAGCCCTTTTAAATTCTCAGTGTAAAATGATTAATTTTCATAACTTTCTATATTAAGTTAGCGGGGTTTAGGTTTGGGAAATTCTTAGATTAATCCAGATATTTCTAAGATATTCTTATATAGGACCTCTGAAAAATTGGAAAAATTTTTAGGATTTTGCTTGGCATTTCTCCTTTGAAAATTGAAAATGGTATTTATGCTTTTTATAGTAATAGAAAATAATTAGATATAATAACCCGTGAGGCGGAATAAAGGCTTCACACAAAAAGAAAAGAATATGAAACAGACTGACAAGATTTTGATTGCTTTAGGCTTTGTAGCTTCTGGCTCTGACTTTGATGAGAAGTTTGAGAATTTTGCGTCTAACTTTGGTGTTCAGTGGAGACCTTCAGACTTATGCGATGCAATTTCAATGAGTGTAGACAATAATAGTGCAGTGCGTAATTCTTTAGTTTCTATTATGTGGGACCGCGTTGTATCTCATTTTGTTGACAAAGGACTTTGCGAGGAACTCTTTGACTATTACATCAACGGATCAATTGATACTCATTTCTATTATGATGGTGTAGAAGTCTTTTGCGCAGACGACTTAGAAGAATATGTTACAGATTAGTTTATTTCGTGCTCATAGTGAGTATTTGATGAAAGGAGAACTCATAACGCTTATATAAGGCGTAACAATATTTAGATTTCATTTTTCATAGTTTTTGTTTTTAGCCGTGTGGATTTTGTCCCACGGCCTTTTTAATTATTTCTTACCTTTGAGTATGAATATCAGAGGACCTCCATATAGGATTCTATTTGTCTATAAGTGGATAATGGTGTAATATATTTGATATACCCTACCCTACTGAATTACGGAACTAATATACAAAGTGTTAGTTTTGTTTTTTTGCGATGCAAATTATTTATTATTAATAAGTTGAAGAAAAGTTTTATTTTTAGTAAAAATATCTTCTTAAAAATTTGGAGGATATTTCTTTTTTGTTTACCTTTGCAGTATAATAAATAAATATTAAACGAACCTGTCGGACGAAGTCTGACACAAAACAAAAAGAAATGAAAATCGAATTAAATTCTTCTATCTGTCCTTTGGTTGATTTTACCACGTATGATAGACTATTGTCTGCTTCTTATCTTGAGGACATGAGCCGTGATTGCTTAGGTGATTTTGAAACCGTCACCGTTGATCAGAGTGATGTTGATGCTTGCATTATGAAAAAAATATGCGAGTATATGCAGGATGATATTGCACCGGCATTAGCTGAATATGGTGTAAAATCATTTAGTGTAGGTGAGATTTATAAGCCTAAAGAGTATAACTTTTATCATGATAGTTTTGCTTTCACAGCTGAAATGGAAGAGGATTGGAAAGCACGTGCGATAGCTTTCTTGGATAAGAATAGCGATGACGAGAAACTACATTGTTATATTTCTGATAATTGGAAATCTTGTGATGGATTTTTGTCCTTTATGCCTGAGAGTATGGAAGAACTTAAAGAGGGATTGAGAGTTTTTGAAACGAGTTTTTCAGATGTTTATCTGTTAGGTGCATACCTAACTTTAGCGGGGATTGTTTCAGAAGCAAAGGTTTCTTTTGATGTGTTTGAAGAGGACGTTTACGATTATATTCTTTCCTATACAGATATAACAGCCTCCTATTGCTATATACCAAAGGATTGGCTGGAACTTTATAATGATGATGCTGCTGTCGATGAACTTTATTACAATTTATTAGATAAGATTGGTCATGTCTGGCGTGGAATGAATGCAATTTATGATACACAGAGTTGCGAATCTTATGATTGTAATGACAATGCTTCACGTATGATTGCGTGGGCTATGAAAAATAACATAAGTGTAGAAGACGCACAGGATATTGCTGCTGGGCGTAAGGTTTATGAATATGGAATGTTGATGTATGCTTAAGGAATATGATTTTAGATATTCTGTTCACGAGGTGGACGGAAAATCAATTGAACTAATCGAATGTAAGACTTGGCCACGCTTGAATGTTCAGGTGCTGGACACTACTCCTGAACGATTTGCTGAAGACGTGGCAGCCGTTAAAGCTCGTTCCATGTGTGGATATACAGAGGAGGATAAAACCTTTATCTTAAAACATGCTGGAGGGGAGGGCAACGGAGAACTTAAACAGAGTAATCTGGATGAAATCTATGACGGAATGGTTGAGATAATGAAAGCTGCTGTAAAATGGTGGCAGCTGAACCGCCTGAAATTAAGAAATTCAAAAACGGCTTTTTGGTCGGACGTGGCAAAATAAGTTTTATTAAGTTTATAGAATATCATAAATAGCTGACCTAACGGTTTGACGGGGAAAGTATATGAGAGACTACACTTCATTTATCGGTACCAATGGCAGAGAGGTTTGTCGTATGTCTGGTACTCCAAAGAATATTGCAGCCTTTGAAAAGAGAGCAGAGAACGCAGAGGTTGTGGCAATCGGACGTTATTTTTCGTCTTCGTCTATTTGGCCAGAAGATGTTATTTATTTGAGGAAAGTAGACGGTCGTTGGCAGTCGGGACTGAAAAAAGGATATAAAGGGTATTTCCTTTATTATCTTAAACCATTGAAAATTAATTTTTCTTTGGTTCGTGAAGAGATTTCTGAGGAGGAAGGTAATAGGGCTATCAAGGACGCTGCTCCTGAGTTGATGGAGAGTGCTGCTAAGGTTATAGCCTGGTGCGATAAGAAAGACGAGACGGACGAAGATGGTCGTTATTGGTTGTCTGCTTATCAAGGTGCAGGTGTCTATCGTCTCATAGTTGCTGATGGTAAGATACGTGGTGCAATTTATGGAGGATTCCATGACTGTCGTAAAACTCCTCGTGTGTCTGTTTTTGGTGACTTGGTTTTTAAGGAAGCCTTGAAGTTAGCCGTTGAGAAAGAACTTGGTACGTCTGACTTTCATCTTCTGAAAGCTGATGGTAGTGGTACCTATTTTTTCTTGCGCAATCAAGAAGATAGTATTTATCTTGAGACGAAAGAGTATGACGTTCCAATGGCAGATGGTACGGGGTGGCATCATAATATTGAAATACAACCCTCACTAATATAGTGTGAGAAAATAATTGGAAAATATTTAAAAAATAAATAGCTGGCCTATCTGGCTTTACGGGGAATGGAAAATGAAAAGATACACATTTAATGTTACCTTATCGAATGGAAACGAGATTCACGTTACTTCGGTTGGTAAGGATAAAGAGGATGCTATAGAGCGGTTTATGTCGCTGCCAAAGACTATTGAGTTTATTGGTAAGGCTACTGTTACGGCTGCTCGCCTTGTGAAAGAGGAGGATATCACGTTATCAGCCTTTAATCGTTTCGTTCTACAGAGTAGTAAAGACGAAGGTTGGTGGGTTGTAGGTGATCCAGAAGGAACTTTTGTTGTTCGTTTCAAAGAGGGTGAGTTCAATGAAACTCGAGAGATAACTTACTTACGAGATAGTCCTATGGATGCACTGGAGGAAGCACGTGTGTTGCGTGAAATACCAGAGTGGTTGCAGGCTTATCATTCGGAAGTGATTTAGAAACATTAATAAATTACGTTATGGATGTTTATTGTGTGCAAGAAACAATAGGTGGATGGAAACAAACGCCTATGTTTGAGGGGACGTTTGACGAGTGTCAGGATTTTCTTGAGACTAATTGCGATTATAGCCGTTCTTCATTTGCGATAGTAAGTAAGGACGTTCTTAAAATCGATTATTTATAAACATAAAAAGCTGAGCTATCGGCATGACGGGCAATATGTATGGAAAATAATAATAAAGAGAATAAAAAATTGACAGCATTGCCTGTTTGGATGCCTAATGCTTGTCCGAAGTTTAACGACAATATGCAGGCAAATTCGCCCTTTATCGTGACGCGTGAGATGACACGTACAGATTTAGGATTAAGTATTATAGGAACGAGATACCCACGTGTGGTTGCACGATATGTCTCATTTCCTACGCAGCGTGGTATTACACGAGTACGGAAAGACGGTACTACTACGCAGGCGCAAATCGCTGAGGAAGGTCGACGGACTTATCTTGATGGTCGTGCCTTGGCTATTGAGAATGGACGTGAGGCTGCAAAGCGGGGTATAACCGTAAAGGAGTATATTGAGGACATTCTTGGCCGTGTTTATGACGAGGAATATGATGAGCCACGTCCTGTTGCAAAGGTGCCGGGCTTAAACGCTTACCTTGAATTACGTGGATGTATGGATGACTTAAAAGGTAAAGAAGTTGACTGGGCGAGCGTTCTTCATCAGCTTGATTTGATGGCTGAATGGGCACAGAACATTTGGATACATAGGGATCGTAAGTATCGCGCTTCACGTCTTGAAGACCTTCAGTCGCTTGAGGAATGGGAAGAGGAGTATGATCCGGCCGTTTCGCCTACGCTCTATCCTAAGCGTGGTATTGGTTTGACCTATGTGGATTATTCGCGTCGTCCTGAACTCTTACACGTGAGAACATCACGTGATACAGGTATTACGAAAGATCGCATTGCAGAGATTAAGGCGGTACGTCAGCACAGGGCTGATATGAACGCTATGGGCTTTAAGGAGTAAAGGAATGGGGATAGGTCTCAGCTTTATACCGCTACTCTTCCCCTACCCTCCCCTTGACAGTAAAGCAAAGATGCGGGGCATAAATCCCTATTATAATAAAAGGACAAGACCAAATCCGTCCTTGATTGATAGTAAAGACTCTCTGAATGATACTTCCTCATACAGCACTGTCTATGCCTGTTACACCGATAGATGTCATTTGCCCTTCATCTTGATTGTAAATCCTTTCCAATTTGTAATAAATTGGAAAGAATTTGAGCTTTCCCTACTCCTGATCCTTCCGCTGCCGTCCTTTCTAAACTCTTCGTAAAGGATATTCTTAAGTTTTCATCTTCTTACATAAAAAATAAACATGTTAAATATAAAAATATTTTCGTACATACGTACTTTCGTACTTTTCTTTATATAAAAATAATAAACATATTATATTGCTTATTAAAAAGCAAGTTTATTAATTAACTCGTTATTAATATATTATTATACAAATCTATTAAACTAATCATTTATGAAAAAGGTTATTTATTTTGCAGTATTGGTAGTTGTATTACTATCTGCTTGTAGTAGTGAGAGTGATTCTCCCATTGAAGTGCCTGTTACACAGCAGAAAACGATTATTTTCTTGTGTAATGGTTTTACGCAAAGAACGGAGAATATGGCTAAGAAAGTCGTAACTCGTGCTTCTGAAACACCGTCTTTTACGGCAGATGGTGTCGGTATGACCGACCTGTGGTTGTTCGATTATGTAGGAGGAGAGCTGAAACAGACGATACATCAGGGTGCTACTGATGAAGACTTTGGTAAGCCTTCGGTAAATCTTGACTATGGTCAGCATGTCATTCGCATTGTCGCTTCACGTGGAACTCACCCTACTCTATTGTCTGATGTTATCACATGGGCGAAGGCAAGTGACACCTTTGCTAAAGAGGTTAATGTGAATGTTGCTTCGGGAATGGAAACTGCACAGCGTATTACACTGGAACGTGTTGCCACACGTTTGAATGTTAAAATTACGGATGTTGTACCCCTGTCAGCTGTTACCTTGGACTTAGAACTTGCGACATGGTATAAGTCACTTAGTGTTCCTTTTCTCTTTGCAGTTAATGATAATGTGACACATTATAGCATTAATATTAAGAAATTCGTAGGCACAAAGGATGCTTCCTTGGCGGTATATTCGTTATCACCTTCAGCAGAAGTGTGGAGTACGAATGTAACATTGGTGGCTAAAGACGATAACGGGAAGGTGCTTTCACAAATCGTTGTGCCTTCTGTACAGATGAAAATGAACCGTACAACAGTCCTTTCTGGCGAACTGTTTGGGAAAAGTAACCAGATGGCTTTTACTCTTAACACACAATGGAACGAAGATTATGCACAGAATTTCTGATTATTTATACTTTAAGACTTGCTGTCGAGTGTTTTGCTCGACAGCTGTAGCCGCGTTCCTTCTCTTTGGATGTGAAAAGCCTTATACCGATTTAGAGACTTCGACTAAACATAATTCGAGCCATATTGGCGACAAAAAGGGAACAGATAGCTTAAATACACAGCGTGAAATGTTCTTATTTAAGAATGATACTGCCTCTTTTTATGTTGCCAGTTTGGAACTCTATCCGCTTCAATATGATGATATAAGCAGGTTATATCAATCTATATGCAGGCGTATTTTGCCTTACCGATTACCAACAAAGAGCGAAGCTTTACTCTTACGTCGTCACACTTTGCCTAATGGATGGTGGGGTGGTAAGCGGTGTTTATGCGTTGATAATATTGGCGAGAGAGGATATGAAACGCATACTTTCTACTCTTTTCGGTGGGGTGGAGGTACTGTTGCACCTATCGGAATACGCACACAATACGCTGTTAAACCTATTCGTACACAACGCTTTACATCGGAAGAGCGGAGTAACTCGATAGATATAAACGATAAATGGAAACATAATTATTATATAGACTTTTAATTAAATATTTTAGTACGTAGATATTTTAGTACGAAAGTATTTTTATAACAACATAACATATTATTAAATTATATTTTTTACTATAAATAAAACTTTTAAGTAAAATAGTTTGGTAGTATTGATAAAATATAGTATTTTTGCAAGTGATATATTCACAGTGCTTCTTGTAGAACGAATTGAAAATAAAATATGGGTAAACTTAAAGAAGTGTTGGCGTTTGTCAACAACAAGGGTGGAGTAGGGAAGACTACTACCGTCCAGAGTGTAGCCGCAGGCATTCTGCGCCTGAATAAGAAGGCTAAAGTCTTGTGTATTGACCTCGACCCACAAGGTAATATGTCGTTCCTAATGGGATGGGAGAAGGTAAAGTCTGACTATTCTCCTGCTCTTACAGTGGCAGATGCCTTACGTGATGGCAGTAGTAACTCATTGCCAATCTACAAGAAGAGTGACCGCTGGTATTACGTGCCTGCCTCTTCATTATTGAATGGTATAGACCCTGATTTACATCGTCAGATGCAATCAAAGCTGGTTCTGTGTCAGCTTTTCGGTAATGAGTTTACAGATATGTCTGGTGACTTTAAGGAGGGCACACGCTGGATTAGTGAGGCCTTTGATTATGTCTTAATAGATTGTGCTCCGTCACTGTCTGAGCTTACTTATAATGCTCTTGGTGCTTCTACTGGCGTTATTATTCCTGTGCAATTAGAGGGTCTTTCAGTAAGTGGTATAGGTAAAATCCTAAAAGCTTGTAAGGACGTTCGCAAGATGTTGAACCCCGATCTTGAAGTGAGAGGTCTATTACTCGCTATGGCTGACGAGCGCACCAACATGACAAAGGACATGGTGAAGTATCTCCGTGACACATACGATGAGATTGTTTTTGATACTCGCATCCGTCGTTGTGTAAAGATTGCCGAGGCGCAGCTTCAGTTACGCAACATCTTTGAGTATGCGCCTTATTGTACCGCAGGAATCGATTACGAGGCGTTTGTGAAAGAATTAAAGAAAACATATAAAGCATAAAGTTATGGGAAAAGATTACGGTAAGCGTTTGAAGGTCGGTGAGACACCTATGATTACGCAGACAGAGAATTATATGGAAAAAGAAGTCTTATCTACTGAGGAAAATGTTGCTAATATTGCTACACCAGCAGTGGCACAGCCTATGGCTCCAATCGGTAACTATGCACAACGACTAACAGGCCGTCAGCAAACGAAAGGTATTGTTATTGATATGCCCGTTGATATTTATCGTCGTTTGCGTGATGTGAAGGACTATCTCCCTGGAGAGACTTTGAAGTCTCTTGCACTTCGTGCTGTCGTTGAGTTCGTTGAACGTAATAAAGTGAAATAGTTGCGTTGTTTTAGAAAACAATTGCTATGATTTAGAAAATAGTTGCGTTGTTTTAGAAAAACGAAAGGTATATATGATTATTCTTTTTATTCTGTATTCTACTAAGCTGATAATATGAATATTGAGTATATTAAGTATAAACGCACATAGAAACCCTTTGTACAAAAGACTTTGGCGTATGTTTTTTCTAAAACAAGGCAACTGTTTTCTAAAACAAGGCAACTATTCTCTAAAACGAGGCAACTGTTTTCTAAAACAACGCTATTAAATAAGTATTCCAAAGAAACATAATATGGGATATAAACGTATTAATAAAGATAAGCGACTTTCTTTATTAGAAAGTTCTAACGTTATCTTTGCTGACCTTCGGGAATCTAAGTGGCTTTACAACCCTCTTGTTTATTCTCAGATTAGTGGAGATTTCACGTTGATGCAGCAGCGTATCTTATTGGGTATTGTAGAGAAATTACAGCAACGTATAATTGATAGTGTCGCTGAAAAGGAAAAGAATAGAACTTTCCCAGACATCTTCGATTATTCTTCTTTGATGCAAAGGGATACACTCGACTTTACTCTTTCAGCTGTAGACTTGGGTGTTGGTCGTGATCATTATGATGATTTGGAAGACGCTGCAAAGGTTCTTAGTTCCATTACTATGAAATATCCTGTATTCGATGGTCGTGGACGTATCAGTAAGTATGTAGTTGCTTCTCTATTTCCTCGAATAGAATTGCCTAAGAGCGAGAACGAAATACGCCGCACGGGTATGTTACGTATCGTTATGCTTACTGAGAATATCCGTGAGATATTCACTATGCAGTATGGTTACGTGATGCACCTTTCGCACATTGCACGGATATGTAATAAAAAGCGTACCCCCCGTCTTTATATCTACCTAAGTCGTTATCGTGACATTGGTCATAAGAAAGTCCCTTATACTGACCTTCTTGAGTTCCTCGGGCTTACTGATGAGTATTTCAGACAAACGAATGAAGGAAAGAATCCTTATAATAATTGGAGTAACGTCCGTATCATGGTTCTTGATCCTGTAAAGAAAGAAATGGATAAACTGATGGAACGTGGTGAGATTGATTTCTCTTTTGAGTACTCACCAGTCTATCCAGCAGGTAAGAAGCGTGGTGCGCCAGATGAAGTTGAGTTTGTTATAAAGAAAGGTCAGCTTGCTCTCTTGCGTGATGCGAACAATCACAGAGCTTCGTCTGAGATTAAGTTTATTGATAGTTATGTGGCATGGTGTCCAGAGCTCTCCGCTTATGCTTTGCGTATGCTTATGTCAGACATGGATGATAATCAGCTGCAATCCTTTCTTGAATTTGCTTATAAGGATATGCGTCGTATCGTCGAGCGTAAGCAGCCTGACGATGTGGCGGCTTATGTAATGGGTGTTTTGCGTAAGTGGAAGCGAGACTATCAGACGAGGAAAGAACAGCGTCAGACTGATTTATTCGGTCCAGCAATCGTTCCTTCTGTTGTAAAGGACGAGCAGCCTGCTTTTGTTCCTGATGCGTTGTCTACAGAGTGGCAAGACGTTTTAACGGCATACGGTGATGGTCTTTTTGCTTCATTGCTCCATAGCGCAAAGCATATTGGTTCTTATCTTGGCAATATCAATGTCGAGTTTGCAACGAAAGAAGAACGTGATACTTACCTTTCACTTTGTAATGACAAGAAAAACCAGACTGAATATAAACGCCTGATTTCTATTATAAAGAAGGCTATTGGTAGAAAAGATAGTGGTGTCTGTCTGATAACTTCTGTGTTAGAAAAAAAATAAAGGATTTTCAACACTCTCTTTGAATCTTATAGCCCTTAAAAAACTAAGGTATATATTTTGCAAACGTAAAGTATATACCTTAGCACTATAAAGTATATACCTTAGCATCATAAAGTATATAGTTTACGTTTTGAGGTAAATTTACAACGAAATAGAACTTTTACAGGATGTCCTTAATTTTCTTTTAGACAAACGAAATAAGCAGGTTCTCCTGATAGGCTTACTTTCATTATAAATCCGCTCTCCCTTAGTATGCTTGTGTAAATCGACAGCGGGTCGCCTAATGTACAAGGCCATGCTTTGAAGAACTGGCGTAATTTAGCATCTGTATAAACCTCGTCGCAAGTGCTTTCATCTTTAGCTGGTTTATAGTGTTGAATGAAAGCATTAATTTTGTCTTGGATAACGTAATCTTCAAGTGAAACACCGCTACTTTTTTCTTCTTCGTTATTGTCTTTTTTCATATTATTGAATGTTTTGTTTAATTAATTAAAGCAAAGGTATAATTTTTAATCAATATGTTTTGTGAATTTAATGTTTTTATTTAACTTTGTCGACAAAATAATAAGATAATGAAGTATTACTACAAACTACCAGTGCTTTCTGAAACAGGAAAGCGACTTCGCAAGTTTAATTCGCAGGCTATCCTTGCTCTTCGTCGAGCAGATGCTTATGCAAAGCGAATGGGGGCTGTGGCTTACCATTCTTCTAACGTTGCGTTTGCTGGTGGTGTAGCTTTTCTTATCTTTGAGAAGGATCCTAATCCTGCGGTGTTCCGTGTTGCAACTAAGATTGATGATGAGTTATGCTATGAGCCAAATGTAAAATTAGATTCTGGTGTGGTTGTTGTCAAAAAGAACGAGTTGCCAAAAGATGAGCCAGATTGTTTGTATGACCGTTCTAAATTGCTGTCTTGGACAGATGTCCGTGATAGATACTCTTTGGCTACTTGGGCACAGACAGCTAACATCAATGACGCTGAGAAGATGACGGAGGATGCGCTTCGAGAAGAAATAACAATGCGAATGAAGGACCGTAATTTTATTTCTTATCTTCGTATCTTAGATATGCCTGCGCCTGATTTAGTTCAATCTCATCAACTACGAAAGGGTGCTCGGGTGCATCTTCGTGCGGTTCGCCCTTCCGTAAAGGTTGCATCTCGTGCGGTTACTGCTGAGCGTCAGCGTATGGCTCTGCCTATTATGAGTATTTCTTCGCTGCTTGACATCCTGACAGGCGGTAATACTACTGTGGCAGCAGAGTGTGGTACCACACCCATCTTTTTTGAATGGAAACGAAATTGGTATATCGGTGTTGACGTTCCTTGCGATGATAATAAGGATATGCAGCTGATAGAAAGTTCGGCTTTTACGTTCATGCTGAATACAAAGAAACAAACGCTTGCTCGTGAAGCAGCCGATTTTGATGAGTATTGCAAGGAGGAAAAAGCTGAACGGGAACGTTTGATAGCTGAGAAAAAGGAAATTGATAGATTAAAAGGTAAGTGATAAGGCGAATTTTCAGTTCTTTCTATATTAAGTGTGAATATACTTAGAATTTAATCGCAACTGTCTGTGAAGATGGTTGCGATTTCTTTTTCTTTTTACCATAGATTTATGGTTGCGTCTGTGAAGGTGTCAAGTATTGACACTTGTCCTTCATATCCATAGAAGTCTACGAGATAGTCCCTAATTCGCTCTTGTAGGTGGCGATACTCCATCATGATTGCTGGACGATGCGTTTGTCCGCCTGTTGGGTCCCATATAGCGATATATCTGTTGCGAAATCGTGCATTCTTACTCCTCTCTACATTCTCAGCCTTTCGCTTTCCGCCGACACCAATATCTACATATCGCATATAGTCGTTGTAATTGAATACCAGTGTAACATTTCCTGCTTGGTCTGCTCTTACTAATCTTGACTGAAACGACCTTGAACCGTCACCTGTAGAGTGGGGGAGACCGTCCCTTCTATTAGCTTCATTCTTAATTTTGTAGCCTGGATAGATTTCTGTAGGCCAAACTTTCTGTGTGATAAGGTTGGCTTTAATTTGCATGTTTGTTTGCTCCATAAAGTCTCTTATTACTTTATTGAGCGGGAATATCGAATTTGAAATTGGCTGTGGCATAATGCTGTTTTAATGTTATAATGCAAAAATAATCAATGTTTTTCTTTGTTGTGGGACATTCTTTTGTCCCACTTTCTTTTCTAAAGATGTTTACTTTTGTTCTGAAATCATAGTTAACGTGTAGATATGGCAAGTACGAAACAAGCACAAGTAGTAATTACAGCGAATGCCACCACCGCAAAAAAGGTGATGGACGAGCTAAAGAGTAAGGCTAAGCAGTGTTATAATCAAATGCAGCAGTTAGCACAGACTGGGCAACAAAATTCTAAAGCATTTAAAATGGCTGAAAAGGAATTTAATGCCTATAATAATGCTATTGCGCATAATATTTCTGCAACAAAACGTGTTGACGAGGTTATGAAGAACCTTGCTGGCACTTCTACACGTGATTTAAAACGAGCTCTCGGTGCCGCTAAGCGTGAGTTGAATGAGATGGCTGGCAATAATCCGAAACTCAAACAGATGCAGAAAAATATTGCTGCCATAAAGAATCAGATAGACAAGAATAACGGTTCTGTACGAACACATAATAGTCTGTGGAAGAATGCTGTTAAAAATATAACGGCTTATATTGGTGTTTTTGGAGCGTTCAATTTAATTCGCTCAAAGTTACAAGGTGTTATTAGTGATAACTTAAAGTTCTCTGACCAGTTGAATGATATTCGTAAGGTTAGTGGCTTGACTACGGCTGAGGTAAATAAGTTAGCTGTAAATCTGTCTAAACTTGATACGCGTTCTACTATTCAGTCTTTGGCACAGGATGCTTATGTGGGTAGTAAACTTGGTATGGGTAAGTATGGTGTAGAAGGCTTGGAAAGTTTTGTAAAGGCTGCCAATCAGGTGAAGGTTGCTTTGTCTGAAGATATGGGACCAGAGTCTTTGACCGCTCTTGCTAAGATGACTGAAACGATGGGACTTATTCCTAAGTTCGGTGTAGAGAAGTCAATGCTAAAGATTGGTTCTGCCTTATTTAAACTGTCTTCTACAACTACGTCTTCTTCTAATAATATCGTTGAGTTCTCTAAGCGTCTCGTCGGTACAGCTCGTGTTGCGGGCGTTACTACCGATCAATTGCTCGCTTTGGGTTCAGCTGCTGACTCTATGCAGTTGATGCCTGAGGTGGCTTCTACAGCCTTTACAAAGTTGTTTGTTGCTTTACAGAAAAATCACAACCTTATTGAAAAGGTCTTGAATATCGAACCAGGTACTATCAATAGACTGTTCACAGCTGGACGCACGATGGATGCGGTGGTTCTTATTCTTGAGAAGATGAGGGCTAAGGGTAATATGAACGCCTTGCAAGATACCTTTGATAAGATTGGTGGTAATGGTTCTCGTCTTGGTAATGTGATGGTTACTATGGCGAAAAATGTAGATATGCTGAAGGAACATCTCGAAACTGCTAAGGTGGCTTTTCGAGAAGGTACAGCGGCAACTCAAGAATATGAGATGCAGCAGGAGAGTGCGCAAGCTATTCTTGAAAGAGCTAATAATATGTGGGAGAAATCATTTGTTAATCCTAAAGGTGTCAGTGCTGTTAAGGACATGGCGCAAGCATGGTATGATTTCTCTAAATCGTTAACAGAGTCGTCTATCGTTACTCATAACATCAGTTTCTTTTTAACAATGCTGGCGGGAACTGTAAAGACTATTTTAACTTTACTCCCAGCTCTCGTTACTTTCTTTTTATTTAAAGGTGTTTCTTTTGCAGTCTTAACGATTGTTGAGAGTTTTAGGTCTATGAAGGATGCTATAATGGCATCTGCTATAGCCCAGCGTTTCCGTGCTGCTGCTGACCGAGAAGAAGCTGTAGCGGCTACGGAGGCAAAGATTGCGCAAGAAGGATTGAATAAAGCGTTATATTCTAACGTCTTTGGACTTGTGATAGCAGCTATAGTTTCACTTATTTATTATATTGTTGAATTTACAAGTAAGACGAAAGATGCTACTTCTGCTGTGAGTGAATTAGACACGCAGGTGAAAAATACGGTGTCTTCTTTTATGGTAGAAAAGTCTGCTTTGGATGCTTTAAAAGATAAACTTGATAAGACAAATGTTGGTACAAAAGCCCGTGCTGACCTTATAAAAGAGTTTAACTCTAAATATGGTACGTACTTAGGCTATATGCTTACAGAAAAGTCTACGGCGGAAGATCTTGCTAAGGCTTATAAGAAAGTTGTTGATCAACTTAAAGAAAAGGCTGTACAAGAGGGTATTGATAAGTATAGAAAAACTCATTATGAACCTTATGCTCAATATGAAATCAATCATTTGCTTAGTTATGATTCGTTTTCTAAAAAAAACAATCTAAAGACTACTGGTGCTGATTTACGACATATTGTCGAAAATGCTATGAAACAAAAAGGTATGACTCTTCATACTTTAGCTGTTTCGTTAGGTAAACGTTTTGGATTAAATCCTAAAGCTATAGATGATTTGTATGAACTTCGTTCTGGTGGAACAAAGTTAACAACCAGTGGTTATGGGACTGCTAATACTCCCATTTTTGCAGAAATATCTGGTGAAACTTATGCTGAACAGGTCTACAAAAAACGGGGCGTACAGTTTTTAAAAGCGATAAAATATATTGCTCAAAAGTGGAATAATCAGCATCGTTTAAATGATGTCGTACGGTCAGAAAAAACTCTACGTGATGGTATCAATACTTCTACAGTTGTTGCGGAAGATGATACTCCAGACAACAATGGTGGGTTGAATTTACTTGCCACTGACAAGGAAGCGGAGGCAGCGGCAAAAGCAGCTGCTAAGGCTCTTGAAGCGCAGAGAAAAAAGGCAGAGCGTGAAGCTCGTCAGGCAAAACGTTACGAGCTGAAGGATGCTGAAGAAGATGTTAAGGCTATTATTGATAATGTGAAGAATTATTACGACCGACAAATAACAGCTTTGTATAAGGTTGCCTCGGCTACAGAAATGGAAGAAACTTTGCGTGACCAATTAGAGGCTGGTATCAAGGCACGTATGAACATCGCTTTGTCGAATGCACGAAAGAGTATTGCTGATGTTAAAAATGATTGGAACGCCTTTAAGAAAACAATGGATTCTGATCTGATTGAGCAGGATGATGAAAATGGTTATAATGAGAGTAAAGTCTTGCTTGATCGTATTGGTGAGGTTAACATTGGTGCACTTCGTGGACGCATAACACAACTATCGAAAGATTTGAAACGTCCTGGTACGTCCTTGTTGGATCAAGTTTGGCATAATGCTTCAAAGAATGAACAGGCTAATGCCAAGTCTGCTAATAAGGTAGAACAAGCCCGTCGACAAAAAATCTTGGAGGATGATTATACTGGTAAGGTTGATAATGACTACTTAAATACCTTTGAGCAGTTAGGTTTCTCTCCATTTGATGCTTTGCATAGTCAGGCGGTCTTGAGCGGTGGCGAGAATGCACAAGACGTAATTCGCACACGTAATGCTTCTATTCAGTCAATCTTTGAGAACTCACGTGAGAATTTTGATGCGTTACAAATGTTGAACATTGATAGCAAGGAGGGACGACAGTCATTGATTGATATGTTGTTTGGTTCTGAAGATGAACGCTCATCTGCTGCTGTTGATCTTGGTGTTCTCTTTGATACGCTCTCTGAAGGGGCCAAAGTCGGTGGTAAGGCTTCTGATGGTATTCGTCTTTTCTATGATACGTTGATAAAGTATAATGACGATTATACTGAGGCGTTGAAAAAAGCCGCTGATAGACAAGAGAAACTTTTAATTTTTCGTTGGAACCATACAGACGAAAAGGTTGCCTTTGATGCAGAAGAGGTTCGACTGAATCAGCAGAAGGAGGGTATCTGGCAGTTTACCTCTGATGCTGAACGGAGACGAGATGAAGGTGATAATACTACCGAAAATCATGGTGTATATGGTAATTGGGAAGTATTACAGTCGTTTGGTGCTGACCCAGAGGTTGAATTATATAAGTCTCGTTTGCGTGAGGCTAAACGTTTTTATGAATATTTAAAGGCTGCACATGCTGATGAAGCCATACTTGCAGCGGCAGAAAGACGTGCGCACGAAACGAGCATAGAGTACACCAAAGCACTGGTTAATCAGATGAAGAACCGTATGGACGAACTCTATGGCTTGTTTGCGCCTATCGAGTCTTTTGGTACCGAGTTAGGAGAGTCTTTGGTGTCTTCTGAAAAGACCGTTAAACAGGCTGTTGGCGGTATGATTAATAGTTTCTTAAAATTGACTGTAAACATGATGCAAGAAACTATCAAGCGTCGTATGTTCCAGTTGATAAATGATCGTCTTGTTAGTACACAGATGGCTGCTTCTGCGAAGGAACAGGAAGCTATTGAAATGTCTAAGCAGGGGAAATTTTCCGCTATAGATAAAGGAGGTCAGAAAATCCGTAAGATGTCTTTCAAAGAGTTTGCACAGCAAATCTTTGGCTTAAAGAAAAAGAATAAGAAAAAAGAGGTATCTATTGAAACTGACGGAGTAAAAGATGAACGTAAGGCGAAAAAGAAGGGAGAAAAGTCTTTACTAAAGTCTATTACGAGTGGTTTTTCTTCTATTTTCCGTACAAAGAAAAAGCAGAAGAAACAAGAAAAGAAACTTGAGGAACAGAGTGGAAAAGAAACACTTGAGGTAAGTAAGGAGGCTGAGACAGCAAAGCAAACCTTAACAGAGGCTTCAGGGCAGACGATACAACAGTCGTTGGATAAAACTGCTCAGACGGCTATCCAAACTCAGAAGACGCAGGCATCAGAAAGTGTTCAAACTAAATCTTCTGAAACGCAGGCTAAAACTTCAATGGGTATTGCTGGTGGTGCAGCTGATATTATTGGTAAGCTTGGTTGGTGGGGTATTCCTCTCGTTGCAGTTATTACTGCATTGCTGAATGGTTTGCTTTCGGCAGCTATGGGTAAGGTTTCTTCACTGTTTGGCGGTGGCGACAAATCTTCTGATACTTCTACGAATACTAAACTTGTTAGCGGCATGTTGACTTATGATGCGGGTAACGTGCAAGCCTTTCGCGGTGTTAATGACGGTAAGACTTATCCAGTAGTGGGTAATGACGGACATGTGTATGCTGCTACAGAAGCAGGTGAGCTATCGACGGGATTGATTAAAGACCCTATTACCACGCTTATTAATGGTCAGCCAGCATTGGTTGCGGAGCGTGGCCCAGAGATGGTTATCGGACGTGAGACTACAGCAGCATTGATGATGGCTCGTCCTGACTTGATTTCAGAGATTGTTCGCTTTGACAAGAACCGAAGCGGTATGAGTTATAGGGCTTATGATAGTGGCAATGTTGCACAGTTCACTGTTGCTGATTCGGTGGGTCAGCAAGCACAAATAATGGAGTTAGGAGCAACAATAGCCCAGCTTTCCTCTGTTCTTTCTGAACTTCAGAAGAACGGTATTAAGGCACATGTCAATAAATTTGGACGTGGCGGACTGACTGATGCCGCTGCTGACGGTCGTCAGTTTATGTCACGTTACTCAAAAAATGGTCGATACGAATAAAAAGGACTCTTGTTTACTACATAATATTTATTTTGTTTATGTGAATCGCCTCCGTAGTCCGTGATGGATAACGGAGGTTTTTTATTTATAAGTCGTTACTTGTGTTATAAATGTGCTATTTGTAGTCTTATAAAGCTTAAATAAGAGATATTTTTTCTGTTAGTCGCTCTATAATGTCCATTAAGCGTTTCTTCTCAGCATCAAACCTTATCTGGCATTCTTGTCTAATTCTATTTTCTTCCTCCTTATGCTTTCTCTCGTTTTCCTTCAATTGGCGTTCGTATAGAAGTTGGATTTTTGTGATTTTATTTTCGCATTCTTGAGACGCTTGTTGGTCTTTCTCGTTTTCTTTTTGAGACTCCAGAATTTCAGGATTCTTTTTGATAAGTTCTGTGTTCGTAGCATTTTCATTTGTGTTATTAATGCAAACGGTATCAACAAAAGGAGGTATTATACTTGTTCTTTTTT